CGTTAGAGACAGAGTTAACGAAACCTCGACCACAACAGGTACGGGGACGTTTACTCTTGCTGGTGCTGTTACAGGCTTCCAAACCTTTTCCGCCATCGGGAACGGGAATACTACCTATTACACGATTGTTCTTCAAGGCGGTTCTGAATGGGAAGTAGGGCTTGGCACATACACGTCTAGCGGTACGACATTAAGCCGAGACACCGTTTTATCGTCTAGCAATAGTGGGTCATTAGTAAACTTTTCGGCTGGCACAAAGAGCGTCTTTGTGTCAATGTCCGCCAATCCAGTGGGCAGCAACACTACACTAGGCGCATCGCAGACTTTTGACCCAAACGCGTATTCATCCACCACCGCAATTGGAGTTAATGCGGCAGTGAATGGTAATGGGGCCACTGCTGTTGGGGTAAGCACTACCGCCGATAATTCAGCAGTGGCAGTAGGGTATAACGCAAATGCTGGCCTAAACGGGGTGGCCATAGGGTCTTCCGTATCCACTACAAACCAGCGAGGGGTGGCAATTGGCGCTAGCGCAGCGGTTTCCAATTTTGTGGATGATGCTGTCGCCATCGGGTCAAACGCATCAGCAACGGCTGATCGCGGCGTGGCAATTGGTAATTACGCAACTGCGGGTTCAGTGGGTACCGCAGTTGGGCAAGGAACAGCAGCAACAGGCGGGTTTAGCACTGGTGTAGGCACGTACGCGTCTTCTACGGCTAGTTACTCTACCGCGCTGGGTGGGAGCGTTACCGCTGACCAAGCGGATCAGTTTGCCGTTCGGGTTCGGGTGGATCCATCCGGCGTATCTCCAACTGTTTACGAACTCAAGTACGATAACACCGCTAAAGAGGTCTACGCCGTAACTGGCGGCGGCGGTGGGGGCGTAACTCAAATCATTGCAGGCACAGGCATCACTATCAGCCCCCCTACGGGGACTGGAGTTGTGACTATCAATGCGGGAGCTAGCTCTGGCTTTGACTGGTTTACACGAGACCCATCGCCAGTTAACGGGAGCATCAGTACTCCAACTATTTTCACGCCCTCCCCAATTCCCCCTGCAATATTGGTGGTCGCAGGTTTTGTTAACGTACCATTTTCCCCATCTGGCCCGTGGTCTCCCGGCGGTACAGGTGGTTGGTTTGGGCAGCAGTACTATGTAGGTGGTGGTGGCTGGTCTTCCATTTCACCATCATATACGTATGCAGGGGGGGCTTCTGCGGGCGTAGCGTTTAACTACGTAGTGTACCCCGCTGGACATTCTGTAAGCTTCGTTCAAGACGTATGGGGCAACCCAACCAGTTGGACTAGCGGTTTTGGTGGGTCTTTTGGTGTGTTTAATCCCCCATCTGGTGTATCCAAAAAACTTTATTGCGTGCTTGTCATTGACAGCGGTGGAACCGACCTAAGCGGTATGGTTAGCGCAAACCCAACGTATCCCGGAACACAATCCTCTGCGTACTACGACGGGTACTCTGGGGCTACCGTTGTTTCAGTTCAGAATACAGTAGATTCTGAAGTTAATTCAATATTGAACACGGGGACATCTTTTATTGGCTGGGGGCCTTCGTACACATATTACGGACACACATGGTACGAATACAATTAATTGGAGAACAAAATGAGCGCACCAAAACAATTTTTTTATTGCCGGTTTGCCAACGGCGCTCCCGTGCCGGGGTTGTCTACCTCTGAGCAGACGCAACGGTGGTTTCCGCAACTCAACACCACAATTGACAGTCTGACCGCTGACGAGCTTGCGCCCCTTGGCCTGATTCGCGTTGTGCGCAACGCGTATCCCGTTGATGGCTACCGCTATACCGAAGGTTTACCTGAGTTGCAAGATGGTGTGTGGATTGCGGCGTGGGTTCAACAACCGACCCCAGACCGCGAGCAACGCATGATCGAGCGCAGCCGCACAATTCGCAATGACCGCAACAGTGCCCTTTCCCAGTGCGATTGGACGCAAATCCCTGACGCCCCGCTAAGCACCGAGCAAAAAGCTGCATGGGGCGAGTATCGTCAAGCCCTGCGTGATGTGCCCACGCAGTCAACATTTCCTTGGGAAATCATGTGGCCTGCTAAGCCCTGATACCATGACGCCATAACGGGAGTAACCGATGCTTTTTGGCGATTCCGCGTTTTGTGAAGTTGCGTTTGCCGAACAGCCGGTTACTTCTCAGACTTATTCGGAAACAATAACCGAAACGGCCACGGCTACTGATGCTGTATCCGGTGTAAACACTGTACCTGTTGCGTTAACGGAAACTGCTTCTGCTTCTGATACCGTAGCTGTTTCTGCAAGCACCGGTAATGCAACAATTACGGAAACCGCAACAGCTAACGATGTTGTGGCTGTGTCTGCAAGCACGGGTAATGCGGCGATTGCGGAGACGGCTGCTGCCACAGACACCGTTGCTGCAGCTGCAAGTACTTTAAATGCGCCACAAGACGAAGCGGTTACTGCAACCGATACTGTTGCTGTTGCGGCTAGCACACTAAATGCGTCCCTAACTGAGTCCGTCACTGCCGCCGATGTAGTCGATGCCGTCAATACTTTGGCGGGGGCAATTGCTGAAACCGTCACAGCTACCGACGTCACTGATGCCACCAACATTTTGGCGGGCGCAATTGTTGAACTGGCCGCAGCTTCCGATGCTGTGGACGCCGCAGGTACTGTATATAACGTTTCCGTAACTGAAACGGGTTTGAAATTTGCAGCCATGTTAGTTCTCCTTAGACTGAAGCTGTGTAGGTCACGTTCAATGTGTCGCCAGAAGCAACAGAACGGTTACCACCAGTGAAGTTACCAGCGGAGTACAAAATACCTGTAGTGCCGCCTTTGGTGTTGTTGGTAGTCATAAAAGCACCGCCAATTGTGCTGGTTGCATTGATTGAGAATGCAGTAGCTGTGGTGGCTTTAGAACCAGCAGAAGCGGCATTCCATGTTGGTGCTGGGCGAGTAGCGGCTGCGTAGCCGGTGTTCTCAGTCCAAGTGCCGTGTGAGGCCATTGTGTCGCCAGCTGCATATGTACCACCAGAGTTAATCAAACCCAAGTACCAAGTAGCTGTGTAGCCAGAACCAGCAAAATACTTGTCGAGCAAGTCGTTCTTACCGCCGGTCATGACCAAGTTTTTAATTTGTTCAGACCATTTCAGATTGCCGTCGGCATCAAAACACTCAACGGTGTATGCGCCAGAAATAGAGATCTGCTCTTGCTGACCAGCGCCAGAAGCGATGGAAACAGCGGAGTGATCCACGGGGTTAATTTTCTCAGATTGCATGATTGCTCCTTAAAAGGCGGTGCCCTGTTACAGATTGTAGATTAGCGCAGATTGCGCGGTCAAGGTGAAAATACTCTTAATCAATTTGAACTCCGAATAAGAGCCGCAGACGCTGTATTCGCCGGCATTGTGATGGTGAAATTGGCTGACGTTTTGTCAGAACCAAAGTCCAGCACAGCTATCGACTTATTGCCCTGCGTTACGTTGTAAATCAAAGCACAACGAGCGGTGACTGACGCATTGAACACGGCGTTGTTAAAGTTAACGTATGCGGTGTAGCCATCAGAATTTATTGTCGTGCCGGTCAGCGTGATGCCGCCAGCAACGTATCCAGTACCAGTCACTTCGCTAGAAGTCGTGTAAACAGTAGTTGCTTCGTTTAAATCGGCATTGGCTGTGTACAGCGCGATCTTGAGAACATCGGTAGACAGATCGTGAATGCCTTGGTACAGCTCCTTTTTGAAGCTGGTGGTTTGGGTTTGAACAATGGAACTCATGCGACTGATACCCTAACTTGTCCGTCCCTGTATGCGTCTGCACGTTGTTTGCCGTCTGCCAAGTTTTTGTACAAAGCAATTGCCTGTACGTAGCGATCCTGCGCCAGTTTGACCATGTCGCCTTCGCCCTTCATGTAAACGAGTGCTTCGCAAATAGTGCCGTACAACAACACAGAATCAAAGTTGTCGCCAAGCCATGTAGTGCCGGCAGTCACAATGGTTTCTGGGTAGTAGTAATAATGCAACTCAACGTAATATGTGCTGCTTGGCGTAGGGCCAACAATGAATGACAGCTCATTGGTGATGACGCCGCCGCCAGTGGTTGTCGGGCC